GGCATTCCCGTCCCCGAGCTGCCCGTTCTCGGGCCGTACCCGTTCCCGAGCCCCGATTCCCAGGCCGACAGCGCCGCTGATCCGGCAACGCTCAAGCCGGCCGCGGCTGCCGGCTCTGGCGCAAGCGCCCAGATGGCACCGGGCACGTCGACAAGCGTGATGCCGGCCGCCCCAGGGGCGACTATCTAACGCGCTGACACCCAGTCATTCTGCCGGCTGGCGCCCTTGCGCCAGCCGGCTTATGGCATTGAACGAGACCGGTTTTTCTCACAGCTCACAAAGGACAGCAAAAAATGCCCATCGATCCCGGCCGCCGCGCCGCAATTAAATCTGCAATAGCGGACGTCGAGCAATCGTTTTCGAATCTCGATGTCTCCGAAGGCTCGCTCGAGACCGCCACAACGGCCGTCGCCTCCGCCGTCGCTGCCCAGGACAAAGCCAAGTCCGATGATGCCGCCGCGACTGCCGACTTCAATACGAAGCTCGCGGCCCTCAACGCGGCGACCGCAGCCCCCCGGCCTGACGCGCCACCGCGGCGCGCCACCAGAGCCAACCATATGAGCATCGCGCGCGTCTCGCGGGTCCTTCCCACGAGCCGCGCGGCTTTTGGGCTTCGGAAACAGCCACCGTACTCAACTCCCTTTACCGGCCGAAAACTTTTCCATGAAGATTGAATGGCGCAGTCCGGATGCGGTGAAACCGTATCACCGAAACGTGCGCGTGAACGACAAGGCGGTCGGCCCCGTCGCCGCATCGATTCGCGCGTTCGGATTCCGGCAACCGGTGGTTGTCGACGGGCGCGGCGTGATCATCGCCGGGCACACGCGGTGGCTGGCGGCGAAGTCGCTCGGCCTCGAGAAGATCCCCGTGCACGTGGCGGGGGACCTGACGCGGGCGCAGGTCCGGGCGTACCGCATTGCGGACAACAAGCTGCACGAAATTGCCGAGTGGGATTTCCTGGCGCTGTCGGTCGAGATGACCGACCTGCAGGGCCAGGGCCTCGACCTGGCACTGCTGGGATTTGACGAACGGGAAATCACCGGGCTGCTGGAAATGACCCGACCGGCGGTCGACGTCGACGAGATCCCGGATCCACCGGACAAGGCGATGACCCGGCCGGGCGATCTGTGGATCCTCGGCGAGCACCGGTTGCTGTGCGGCGACGGCGCGAAACCGGCCGACGTCGCCCGCCTCACCGCAGGCCGCCCGATTCATCTGTTCAACTCCGATCCGCCGTACAACGTCAAAGTCGAGCCGCGGTCGAACAACGCGCTTTGCGCGGCAGGGAAGGGGACGCACCATCAGCGCTTCGACCTGCACCGCAAGGGACGGGTGAAGGCGACGACGAAAAAGCTCCGCGCCAAAGACCGGCCACTGGCCAACGATTTCCTACCGGATGCGGAGTTCGCTCGGCTGCTGGGGGCCTGGTTCAAGAACGCGGCCAACGTGCTCCTGCCCGGGCACGCGTTCTACGTGTGGGGCGGCTATGCGAACTGCGCCAACTATCCCGCGGCGCTCGAGGCGGCCGGACTGTACTTTTCGCAGGCGGTCATCTGGATCAAACAGCACCCCGTGATGACCCGCAAGGATTTCATGGGTAACCACGAGTGGTGCTTTTATGGGTGGAAGGAAGGCGCGGCGCACCGCTTCTTCGGTCCGCGAAACCTGACTGACGTGTGGCACGTCGTGCCGGGAGCAAATTCCAAGGGGGACGCGACGCGGTCGATCGAGCGCGGGATCCGGCTTGAGTCTGAGGGCGGCTCGCGGATCGATGTCCTACCGCCCGGAACGCAAGACGTGCCGGTGCAGCAGGCCGGCGTGAACGGGGTGACATTATTGGGACCAAGCCTTCCAAGCGACGTCTGGTCGGTCAAAAAAGTGAACTGCCAGAAGATGGTCCATCTCACCGAAAAGCCCGTCGAGCTCGCCGCGAGGGCGATGCGGTTCAGCAGCCGGCCGGGCGAGAGCGTGCTGGATCTGTTCGGGGGAAGCGGCAGCACGCTGATCGCCGCCGAACAAAACGAGCGGCGGGCGCGGCTCATGGAGATCGACCCGCCGTACTGCGACGTGATCGTGACGCGGTGGGAAAAGCTGACCGGCAAAAAAGCCAAGCGGCTGTGAAAGGAGTAACGCTCTCGCTCCGGTCGCTGAGGCGGCCGGAGCTGCTCGCGCTCCTGACGCAGGCCGGGGCCAAGGCCGCCAACGAAGAGACGCTGAAGGCCGCCCTGGCGGCCGGCTTGCCGAGCCACGGGGGACGATTTGATTTTCTGGCCGTCTGTGCGTGGCTCGCGCGGAGGGCGACAAACTGAATGACGGAGCGGCCGCGTGTTGACGCACGCGGCCGCCCCTGACCTGCACACTGGGATTAGCAGCATGCCGGCTGACAAACCGCATCGGCGACCGGCTGCGCACGGAATGAATGCGATTGAAGCAGCCGTCGCCTCCTGGGAGGCGGATCCCTCAATGCAGGGCCTCGACCCGAGAAAATTAAAGCCCGGCGATCTCATCCGCCTGCTCAACTCGACCGACCAGGGCCCGGTCCTCACCCAGCACCAGCTCGGCCGCGATCGCGACCAGGCCGGCTTCCGGATCGGCGACGGGAAGACGATCGACGTGTTTCGCTATGCCGCCTGGCTGTTCGACCGGCTGCAGGCGCCCCCGCACAATCCCGGCGCGCCCCCGCACAGTGCGGATGCGACGCTATCGAAGCAGGCCAAATACAGCCGGTCCGAGGCCGCCAAAGGCGCCGACATCGGCCCCATTCGTCCGGTCAAGAATCCGGAGCGCAAGGAAGCCTGCCGACTCGACCTCGAGCTGTACCTCACGAGCTACTTCCCGGCGACGTCGGGCAAGCACCCGCTGAGCGACGATCACCGCCAGGTGATCAAGCGTCTGCAGGGGATCATCCTCGGCGGCGGCCGGGAAGCCAAAGCCATCTATCGCGGGTTCGCCAAATCGACGCTGGCCGAGAACGCCGCCAACTGGGCCACCTCTTACGGTCACCGCCGGTTCGTGGCGCTGTTCGGGGCAACCCGGACCGCGGCCGGCGACAACATGGAATCGATCAAAGCGGAGCTCGAGACGAATGATTTGCTCGATGAGGATTTCCCTGAAATTACCCAAGCGATACGGGCTCTGGAAGGGAAGCCGCAGCGTTGCGGTTCGCAAACCTGCCAGGGGGTCCGCACCCACATTGAATGGACGGCGCGAAAAATCGCTCTGCCGATGGTGGAGGGCTCGCCGGCGTCCGGCGCCGTCATCACCTGCAACGGTATTACGGCCGCCACGCGCGGTCTGAAACACAAGGCGCCGGACGGTACGGGCCAGCGGCCCGACCTGGTCATCATCGACGACCCGCAGACAGACGAGAGCGCGGCCAAACCCTCCAGCGTCAACAAGCGGCTCAACATCATCCGCAAGGTGATTCTCCGCCTGGCCGGTCACCAGAAGGCGATCGCCTGCGTGGTGAACGGGACGATCATCGAGAAAGACGACGTGATCGACCAGCTCACCGATCCGAAGCGCAACCCGTCGTTTCAGAGTGAGCGGATCCGGATGGTGCGGAAGTGGGCGGACGCGCACGAAAGCTTCTGGCTCGAGAGGTACGCGAAGGTCCGCAACACCTACGACGCCGAGGACCCCGACGACCAGGCCCGGGCCCACCGCGAGGCGACCGAGCTGTATGTCGCCAACCGCGCCGAGGCGGACGCCGGCTGTGAGATCTCCTGGGAATACTGCTTCGACCCCGATACCGAAGTCTCGGCGATCCAGCACGCCTACAACATCCTCATCGACGACGGGCCCGACGTGTTCGCGTCGGAGTGCCAGCAGCAGCCGATCGACCGCGACCTGCAGGAAGAGAAGCCCAGCCTGGCGGGGATCGAAGCCAAGATCAACCGCCTCGAGCGCGGCGTGGCGCCGCTCTGGGCCGGCCGACTAGTCGGCTTCGCCGACGTGCAGGGAAAGCTCCTGTACTGGATGGTGATGGCCTTCAAGGAGGATTTCACCGCGGCCATCGTCGACTATGGCACCGAGCCCGAACAGTCGCGCAGCTATTTCGCGCTGCGCGAGGCGTCAAACACCTTGCCGGCCGCGCTCAAAGCGGCGGGGCTCGACGGCGGTCCCGAGGCCGCGGTAGTGCACGGTCTGAGGCAGCTCGAGGCCCGCGTCGTCGGCCGCGTCTGGAAAAGCGAGAACAAGGCCGAGCTGCGGATCGAACGCTTCCTGATCGATTCTGGTTGGCTCACCGACACGGTCTATGAGTACTGCCGGCGATCGGCCCTGGGGGCGGTGCTGATGCCTTCGAAGGGGCACAGCGTCAACGCGGCGTCGAAGCCGATGACCGACTGGGAAACCAAAGAGCACGAGAAGCCCGGGTTTCACTTCGTGCTCACCACCGACCCCAGCCGGCGGGCCGTACGGCTGGTGAAGTTTGATCCATTCTTCTGGAAGACGTTCGTCGCCGCGCGGCTCAAGGCCCTGGGCCCGGGGGCGCTCAGCGCGTTCGGCGACCGCCCCGACCTGCACCAGCTCCTGGCCGATCACTGCAAAGCCGAGTTCCCCGAAAAGACATTCGGCCGCGGCCGGCTGGTGTGGCACTGGAAACAGTTTCCCGGCCAGGACAACCACTTCCTCGACTGCCTGGTCGGCTGTTACGCGGCCGCGGCCCTGCAGGGCTGCCGGCTGGGAGAGGACCGAAGCGCACCCATCGTCAAGAAGAAACGCCGAGTCACCTATTTCTGAAAGGACCCACGCCATGGCGCGACCCAAGGGGAGCAAGAACGAAAAACACGTCGAGCACGTTGAGCTGCCGCGCTGTCCGAACTGCGACAGTACCGACGCTCTGGTGCTGAACACAAACGTCCAGGAGTTTGCAGGAGTTACAGGCGATGGTAAAGAATTCAATCGCATCGTCAGGCGGCGTACGCAGTGTAAACACTGCAATCGCGTCTGGATCCTCAGAACGCTTGAGCTCGTCCCTGAGCCGCCGACCGATGGCCCGTTCGTGCCCGACGAGCTCGACGACGATGGCGACGAGAGGGCCGCGCCCGCGGTTTGACCCGTCCATCGGACAATGGCCTGCGGACGCGTCCTGAGCGATCCTCGGCGGTCGCTTTTGGGCCCCCGGGCAGAAATACGCAGATCCTGCGTATCGCGGTCCCGAATCCGCGCGCGGGCGTTTTCGCGGGCGCGGCTCTCGGCCGATGACCAGAACGGATGTCTTTTGCATCGAACCAGGTCGCACGGATTGAAACGCTGCTCACTCAGCTCGTCGGAGTCACCGGACCGGTGACCGTCGACGGCCAGACTGTGACCTACGGCGACCTCAAAAAGGAATACGAGTACTGGAAGCGCCGCCAGGCCCGCGAGAACCGCACTCGGCCGATCACGGCACAGATCTACCTGGGGGGCTACCGCTGATGGCTTCCCTCGGCCTCCAGATACAGCGCGACGCCGATACGCTGGCCTTCCTCGATCAGGCTGCGCGCGGCCAGGCCCGGTTCAACACGAACAGCGGGTACGACGCGGTCGTCGACCAGGGGCGCCGCAAGCGGGCCTCGGGGGTCAACCGCTCCGAAGACCAGGAACTGACTCCCTTCGACCGGTACCGGTTATACACCGGCGCCCGCGACATCGCCCGCAACTTTTCTATCGCCGGCTGGATGATCCGCCAGCACCTCGATTACGTGTCGACGTTCACCTTTCGGCCGCGGTGCAAAACCACGGCCCGAAACGACGAGCTGCAGCGCTGGTTCGACTGGTGGTCACAGCCCGAAAACTGTGACGCCGCGGCGCGGCATGGCTTCTTCCGGTTCCTGCGCCTGGCCGAACGCTCGCGAGTCGTCGACGGAGACCTCTTGGTTTTGAAACTGGCCGATGGCCGACTGCAGGCGATCGAGGGGGACCGGATCCGTACGCCCGTCGGCGGCTTCCCCGCCAATGCCGGCCGGCAGGCGGTCGACTTCCTGCACGGCGTGCAGACCGATGAAGCGGGCAAGGCCGTGGGCTACTCCGTCTGCCGGCGGGCCAAGGCCAGCGATTACATGATCGCCAGCGGCATGTTCTTTTTCGAAGCCATCGTGCTGGCCGAGGATTGTTGGCACCACGGTTACTTCGACCGCTTCGATCAGGTCCGCGGCGTCTCGCCTCTCGCGCAGGCGATGAACAGCCTGCGGGACACCTACGAGGGGGTGGACTATGCCCTGGCCAAGATGAAGGTCTCGCAGATCTTCGCGCTGGCCCTTTACCGGGACAACGATCAGCCCGTCGGCGCCGTTTCGGCCGAGGCGCAGGCCCTCATTCCCGCCGGGCAGTTCAATCCGACGCTGCAGATGATCGACGACACCGACGTCCCCCAGGACGCCGTCAAAATCAACTTCGGCCGCGGGCCCATGCAGCTCGACCTCGAGAAGGGGGACAAGGCCGAGTTCCTGGAGTCGCATCAGCCGTCGATCGAGCTGCAAAGCTTCCTGGACAACGTCGTCGCCGCTTCCCTGAAGGCCCTGGACATTCCCTTTTCGTTCTTCAAGGAAAACTTCACGAACTATTCGGGCGGCCGCGATGCCCGCACGCGCTATGAGCACAGCGCCAGATTGAAGCGCGCCGACAACGTGCATCTGGCCAACCGGGCGCTCAACTGGCGACTCGACCTGGCGTGCGAAGACGGCGAGCTCTCAGGATCGCCCGAAGACTACGGCTGGGACCTGTTGCCATCGGGTGTGCCGTGGATCGACCCGCTTAAGGAAGTCCAGGCCGACACGCAGGCCCTGGCCGCCTGCTTCACCAGCCGCACGCGCGTCTGCCGCGAGCAGGGAACCGATTTCCGGACGATCGCCCAGGAGATCAAAGAAGAGAACGATTACCTCCGTGAGCTGGGCCTGCCGACAGAGGTCAACCCCTCAAACGTAGAGCTCACCGAAGTCGTGGGCGCGGGAGGGGGCGAATGAAACTCGACCTCTCGAAACCTCCGCGCCTCTTTCGATCGACCGTCTGCCGAGGCCTCGAGTACCCCGCCGCCGGCGGGATCGTTCTGGCCACCGAACGCAGCAACGTCGATCACGAGGACCCGGGGACAATCCTGGGCATGGCCATCATCACCCGCGGTGAGGCCCTCGGGCATGGCGGCTGGATCGATCGCCAATTCCTGCAGCAGGTCACGGACGCGATCAACGCCAAACCGGAAGGCGCAAAGGGCCGCTTCACACACCCGAGCCTGTCCGGAGATGGCCTCGGAAAATTCACCGGCCGGGTCAAAGACGCCCGCCTCGAGCGAGACGATGTGGTGCGCGGCGACCTGCATTTCAGCGCCACCGCGCACAAGACGCCCGACGGCGACCTTGCGGGCTACCTGATGAATCTCGCGCAGGATGACCCGGCCGCTTTCGGGAACTCGATCGCCTTCGACCGCGACGTCAAAGCCGAGGAACGCTTCGCGCTCGAGCATGGCGCCGTGTGGGACCAGGACGATTGGGGAAACCAATTCCTCAACTTCGAAAAGTTCAAAAGCCCGGATCCGAAAAACACGGGCAACCTGCCGCACTTCCGCCTCAAGAGTTTGCATGCCGTCGACGCCGTCGACGATCCCGCCGCCAACCCGAACGGGCTATTTCACCGCGGCGACGAAGTCGCCCGCGATGCCGAACAGCTCCTGGCCTGGTCGCTGGGCCTCTCGGCCGAGAAGCCGCAGCTCGTTTCCCTCGACATTGATCCGGATCGCGTGGGCGGTTTCGTCCAGCGATTTCTCGCCCGTAACAACCTGACCCTTTCGAGAAATGGAAAGCCCATGAGCCTCTCTGAGCTCGACGCCTCCCTGGCCAAGCAACTCGGATCCACGATCAGCCCCGACACCGCCGCCAAGCTCAAAAAGACGCGCCTGGCCGCCGACAAAGACGACCGCGACGAGGACCGTGAAGAGCGCGGTGAAGAGGAGGGGGACGCGGACAAGGACGAGGGGAAGGACAAGGGCAAGAAAGAAGCCGGCGGGGATTTCGGGGCTAAGGGCGCGAAAACGCTGGCCACGAAATACGACAACGACGAGGAAGGCAACGAGACCAAGATGGATGACGACGACGAGGACGAGAAGCTCGACGACGACGACAAGGAAGAAAAGAAGGATACCACCGGCCTCTCGAAAAAGAAGCTGGCGAAAGGCGGCGACAACGCCAAGGGAACTGCTCCGGGCGACCAGGGCGCCGTGCAGGACGAATACCAGGACGTCGCGAAAGAAGAATCCGAGGGCTCAGAGGATGACGCCAAGGAAGGCACGCCCGTCGAATCGCCCAGCAAGAAAAAAGAGAAGGGGATCGGGCCCATGGGCGATCCTTCGAACAACGTCGGCTACTCGAAGGCCGACTGCAAGAAATTCTTTGCTGCTTTCGGTGCCAACGCGGCTGAATGGATGGCCGAAGGAAAGACGTTCGCCGAGGCCCAGGAGCTCCACACGGCGGCCCTCACCGCCGAGAACGAAAAGCTGAAAAAAGAGAACGCCGATCTGGCCCAGAAAGCGGCGAAGCACCGCGGTCTCTCGAAACCGCTGAACGCCGGCGGCGAGGCTTCGAGCATCAGTCCCGAAGAGCAAAAGCTCTCGATGGCGGTCGGCGGAGGGAACTCGGCCCGCTTCGCATTGGGGATTGCCGCTGATCTCGCCAAATTCCGTCGCAACTGACCCGAATCACCCACCACATTCTCAATCTGCCGTGAGGCAAGAGGAGATCACAAATGGCTCTCGTCGTCCCCACAATCCTCGACATCGCGATCATGAACGGCAGCGATCCGGTCGTGGGTCTCATTGAAGAAACGATCAAGGCCGTCCCCGAAGTAAAATTCGGAGCCGCTCGCACAATTAAAGGGCTCCAGTACAAGACTTTGGTGCGTACGCAGCTCCCGACGGCCGGGTTTCGTGCCGCCAATCAGGGCGCAACAACGTCGAAAGGCCGGTACGAGAATCGACTTTTTGAGACTTATATACTCAATCCGTACTGGCTCGTGGATGAGGCCGTCGCGAACGGTCACGAGGATGGCCCGGCGGCACTGATCGCGCTCGAAGGCATGGGCATGGTTGAGGCCGCCTTCCAGACCCTCGGCCTGCAATTCTATTACGGCGCCGCGGCAACCCCGACGTCGGCGGCCAACGACCCGTTGGGCAACCCGGGTCTCTGCCAGTACGTCGATCCGTCGATGGTGCTTGACGCCACCGGCACGGGCGGAAACGTCGGCACGTCCGTCTGGGCCGTGCGGTTTGGCCCCCGCGACATCCAGTGGGTCTACGGCGACAACGGCGCGCTGGCGCTCAAACCCGTGCGCGAGCAGACCGTGTTCGACGCCAGCAACAACCCCTATACGGCCTTCATCCAGGAGATCCTGGCCCGGCCGGGGTTGCAGTTCACCCGCAAATACGCGGCCGCGCGGATCAAGAACATCACCACGCAGGCGGGCCACACGCTCACCGACGCGCTCATTTCGCAGGTGCTCGCGAAGTTCCCGGTCGGTCTGCCTCCCGATTATTTGTTCATGAATCGCACGAGCCTCCAGGCGCTGCAAGCTTCGAGGACAGCTGTAAATCCGACGGGGAGCCCAGCCCCGATTCCGAATGAAAGCTTCGGAATCCCGATCCTTCCCTCGGACAGCATTCTTAGCACCGAACCCATCGGTTGATCCTGAAGGCCGCGCGTTTCCCCAGACCACTGACCACTGACCACCGACGGAGTTCAAAATGTCCCCCATCACCAAACTTGCCCTGGCGGTCGTCGCGATCGTGTGCGCGCTGGCCGGCGCCTTCCTTGTTGCGCCCGACGGCAAATCCGTCAGTCTGATTTTCGAAATGCTCTCGCTCGCGCCGCTGGCCATGTCCCTCGGTATGAACATCCGCGACGCCAGCCTCAAAGCGACGCTGGCATTGCCCAACGCGGCCTCGACGACCGTCGCCCAAGCGGCGGGCTTCGACCTGGAGGTGACTGCCGCGGCCGACCTGGTGGCCGCGTTCGAAATCCTGCTGACGGCGCCCGCTCTGACGACCGTGCAACTGCCGAACGCGGCGACGATGACTTACAACCTCATCGCCTCGGCCAGCGCCAACTTGAGCACGCCTACGATCATCCAGCAGAACCTGCTCGTGCAGACGGGAGCCGGCGGCGTCGGCGCCGCGCTCGCGCTCGCCCGCGCCCGCATCCCGGTCAACCTCGGCGCGCTCGGCTTTCGCTACGTCGGGCTGCAGATCGTCTCGGGCTCGACGGCCACCAACTCGTCGGCGGTCAGCGCCACGCTCGAAATGCTCTTCTAAAAAAACGGTCGAGGAGATCGAAGCGGTCGACGTCCCCCCGGCGGCCGCTTCGACTCTTCGACCTCTTTGACCTCTTCGACATCTTCGACCCTCTCCTGTCATGCCCACGATCACCCAGATCGTCAATGCCATCCTCGATCCGGGACGGCAGACGAACTTCCAGAATTCGAACTTTTACAACCTGGCCACGATCGCCATCAACGACGGCGATCCGGACCGCCTCAACAGCGCCATCCTCCTGGCGTTCGCCTGCGGGCTGCTCACCCAGCCCGACGTCGACGCCGTCGTGGCCCTCATCCCCGGCAGCCCGAACTAGCGTTTCATTTCCGCGGAAATATTCCCCATGTCATTGTTCGACACCGCCATCTCCGGCGCGCTCGGCACGATCCGCCAGATCTGCGGGAACCCGGTCGCCTACCTGCAGGGGGGCACGACGCCGATCGACCAGCCGTCGATCCGGGCCGGGATCGCCGCCACGGAGTGGGAGCTCGACGACGGCGGGACGGTCGTGGAGACCTGGACTTCGCGGGATTACCTGATTGCCGCCAGCGACCTCACCGTCGGCGGCAAACTGATCACGCCGGCGAAGGGCGACCAGATCAACGAGACGATCAACAGCATTCCGCGGACCTTCGAGGTCATGGCGCCGCAGGGGAAACCGGTCTTCTCGTTCAGCGATCGCGGCATGACCCAGTTGCGCGTGCACACGAAAGAGGTCGCATGAATGCCGCTTCTTTCGGGCAACCCGGTCAACGCCGCCACGCTGCAGGTCACCCTCATGGCCGGCGACGACTACAAGGCGGCCGACGGGCGGGCGCTCCTCTTCGCCAACCCGAACGGGAACTGGCCCAACCTGGCCGGCGCGGCGATCTGGTTCGTGGGCCAGGCGGGGAACTTCCCGCCGCAGCAGGCCTCCGGGATCCCGCTGCCGCTCATCTTCCCCGCCGCGCTGATTCCGCCCGTCGCGGGGACGGTCGTCACTCCCACGGGGGCGAACCAGGCGGTCCAGGTCGAGTTGCCGGCGGCCAGCACTTCATTCGTGCGACCCTCCCCGTCCCCCACCGATCTCTACAGCTACGCGGTCTATGCCGTCCTGGCCAACGGCGACATTGTCACCTTGCAAACCGGCCCCCTTCAGGTCCTGGGGGTGAGCGCATGACCGCTCCGACAGATCGCGTGATGGACATCGTCGACGCGGTCGCGGCGTTGCTCAACGCGCCGCCGACGGGCTTCCCGGCGTTCGTCCTGGGATTCCAGGCCCAGGTGGCTTTCCAGCCCTTGTTCGATCTCAAGGAGCTGCAGACGCTCCAGGTCACCTGCGTGGCGGCGGAAGAGAACGACACCATGCTGCTGCGTCAGTCTTCGCAGCTCGACGTGGCGGTCGACGTGGGCGTTCAGAAGCACATGGCCAGCGTCGCCGAGGGGCGCCAGCTCATGGCCCTCGCCTACCAGTTCAAAACGCTTTTGAAACTACCCGCCGGGCTCGTGTTCACGTTTCCCGATGGCTCGCATGCGAGTTGGATCGGGATGACCTCGCGCCCGCTCTGGCATCCCGATCAGATGCTCCACAAGAACGTGTTCACCCGTGTTCTCTGCTTCACTTACCGCACCAAAATCCCCCGCTGACCGCCGCAGGGCAGTTTGAGAGAAAACCATGAATCGCGACGAACAGATCACCCACCTTCGGGCCCACCTGGCGGCCGTCAAATCCGGTCTCCCGGAGACCCACTGGCCGGCGCATATCTGCGTGAACAGCGCGCACGTCGACGCGCTCCTGGGCGCGTATGACGACCTCGTCTCCGCTCAGAAGCCCGCGCCCGAGGCGCCGGTCGAAGTGAAAACCTGATCGCATGATCAAGTACCGCACCAACCCTCGCAAAACGTTTTTCGCTCCCAAGCCGCTGATCGCGGCCGTCGGGAAGGCGAAGGCGCTCGTGCTCCAGGGGATGGCGGCCTACGTCATGCGCGATGCCAAGCAGTCGATCCACAAATCGAAGAAGCCCGCCGCCGCCGGCCAGCCGCCGCACAGTCACACGAACCTGCTCAAGCGGCTGATCCGCTTCGCCTTCGATTTCGGCAGCCGGGTGATGCTCGTGGGCCCCGAGAAGGCGCCGGCCGCCGGCTGGGACGAACCCGAGGCCCTCGAGCAAGGGGGCGTCTCGCTTCTGCGCAAGCCGCGCTACGAGCACGGTCGCAAGATCCAAAAGATCACCGTGGCGCCCCATCCCTTCATGGGCCCGGCGCTCAAAAAGAACACTCCGAAATTTCCAGCCCTCTGGACGAACTCAATCAAACCGTGAAGAGCTAACGTCAATCAAAACACTCCCAAGCTGCCGTGAGGCAAGAGGGGATCACACATGCCAGCCGTACAACTCTCCTGGGTCGGCGTCGACCAGTTCCTGTACTACAACTCGGCGACCTTCGGTGCGCCGACCTGGGTGTTCGTGAACTGCCGCGATCTGAAGAAGGGCTTCACGATGGGCGAGGCCGAAGTGGGCGGCCGCGTCACGAAGCTCGAGCTGTACGAGCCGACGCGCCAGAAGCGGCAGTACGTTTTCGACATGATCGAGGACGAAACCGACGCCGCGTATGTGGCGATCCGCGCCGCTTTCCTGGCCCGCACGCCGC